ATTATTACCCTCCTTTCAATCCGGTGGCCTATGATGTCGGCAACCTATGATGTCGGTGGCCTATGATATCGGTGGCCTATGATATCGGCAACCTATGATGTCGGTGGCCAAAATTCGAAATCTTTACGGATAAAGATAACGTCACCATTTGATTTCTTGATTTTCAGTGCAGTGTCTTTGACCTCAAGAATAGTAGCCATATACTCGTCATCAGTAATCGTTTTTACTTTGATTTTTTGACCTTTTCTGAACTCTGGCTGAATTCCCGCTGTAGAAGTTTTGGCCTGTCGCATAATCTGCGATATAGTGACCTCCTTCCTGTAATTGTTCTTCAAATTCAGCTTTCATTAAGTCCAGTACAGCAAACCCCCGAGCTTCGATAATCAAAGTTAGCAAGAAATTTCCTATTCGGCGTCTGCCAAGATCGAAAACATCCCGGGAATTGCCATAGAACGGCGTTTGAAAGGTGCCGCATTCAATGAGCAAATTCCATAAAAAACGCCGTCCCTCTGGCGAGGACAGCACTTTAAGCACATCTGTTCTTTTTAATTGCTGGAGCCACTCGGCATAATTCTTTTGTGCTTCAGCATGATCGGGGTTGGAAGCATCATATGTTGCATTATTATAATGATCTGCAGCGGAGCCTATTATAATAGCTTCTTCGCTCATTTCTTCTTCCTCCGCTTCTTCGCTAGGCTGCGATCCCTCACGCTTAAAGCAATAGCCAATGCTTGCCGATATGGTTTTCCGGCAGCTTCCTCTGCCCGTATATTCTTCCCTATACTTTCTTTGGAGCCGGATTTATCAAGAGGCACCAGCCGCACCTCCACTATTGTTTGTTCCTGTTATGCCAAGCAAAGCATCAAGAGCACTATTCTGTCCTACCGGAGTATCGGATAGTACCTTGGCTCCCTGGACTGCAGCCATAGCATTCTGCATCATCTGCTGCTGCTGCATTTGCTTCGCCTTTTGCTGCTGTATTGCCGCTATTTGATCAAGCGACCTGATAATCTTGGGCGGCGTGCCTATATTGTTGGCGTATTGCGTTACTGCTTCTATAGCATCGAATGCATCTAAGACCTCTGGGAAAACTGCTGCCAGGCTTCCAGTAAAGGATGCCAGCTGTTCAATGCCAACCGTGCCTACGGCTTTCTGTGCCTGTGCCAAAATGCTTATATACTGCACGTCGAGCGGTACTCCGTGCATTTCCGGCGGCGGCGGCGGCAATAACCCAGCCCGCATCATGATGTTAAAGCTTCGTTTAATCAGCGGATCCAGGCATTCATATTCCAACCGTTCAATGACTGGGCCGAGCTGCAGCATCTGTTCATTCTGACGCTGGATTACTTCATGGGCTGTCATCTCCTTAGATAGTTCTCCCTGCGTAAACATCAAGATTAAATCAGCATAAAAACAGCTTCGTATCGCCGCGCGTACATCTTCAAGTGCCTGCACCATGCCTGGGAGATCCGGCTGCACTTGATACAAAGGCTTTACTCCTGCATTAGGGGAGCTATCGGAAAAATAACTTACTGCTCCAGGCAATGCGTTTACGCCGCTTTCCGACCGCATCGAAACATGAGCCTGCAGCGGTGGATTACTCACCTTTTCTAAGGCCATGAGCTTATCTCGCTGCATTCTCTGCAGCATCTTGCAATCGCCTAATGCGTCCCATCCAGGCCCTTTGCCATAAACATCTGTCTCATTAGTTACATCCCATCGCGGCGCAATCACAGGAAATTCATGATACCCCTTGACGGAAAGGAATTTTTCGCTGTTTTGGCCAAGCTCCCAATATACCTCCCGGAATGGTTTCCCTTTCAAGCCCGGCAAGCCTGAAATGCGATCATCATTGGGCTCAATCATATGAATAACTTCGCGCCATGCTCCCGGCCCATCCGTAACGTTGTTTTCATAAGCACTGCGAACTGAATCCGATACATTCTCAATGCCGAAAGCCTCTACCAATTGCTTTACTGTCATCCATGTCTTGCGGCACATTGTGTTTACATAAGAATTCGGCCCACAAGCTAAATAATACTCTCCAACCGTAAAGAATTGACCACGCAGGACATTTTCGTAATCCTCAAATATAACTGCACATGCAGTGCCAAATGTACTTAATTCATCATAAATATTGTGCAGCGTCTGATATATATTGCTTCTGCTGAAAACATACAACATGCGATTGGTAACGGTATCAAGCCAATATTTTACGGAAGGATAATTGGCTAAATCAGGATCATGCACGCCAAGTTTAAACCATGGCCTGGCAGGGGAAGTCAATCCAGCCATCATAAGGGCTGATAAAGTCCTTACTGCCCGCTTCGGCGTGCTGTCGATGATATACATATCTCTGCGGTCGCCGCGATTGGGCAGAAATCCTTCAAAAAATCCCCGATATGGGTTGATAAAGAACTTCAGATCATAGTGCCTCATCCGCCATGATAAGTTATATTCATTACGCAGCATTTCATATCGCTGCTGAAACCGGACACGGCGAAAATCCTTGGCTATGCCGCTATATGTTACACTATCGTTCGCCAATTACATCACCCTCCGGTCACCCTTGATTTTTGGATTGTATATGGAAGTCCCATAAGCGATGGTACCATAACAGGAGCTGGAGTCATAATTCCTTGCCCTCCAGTAGTCATCGTTGATGCCATCCCTTTCAGGTTTTGCTGCTGCCGCATTGCTGATACTGCTGCTTCTGCAGCCGTCGGATTATTTACGGTCGGCGGCGGTGTAACAGGTGTAATTGTCGGTGTTTGCGGTTTTGGTGCGGATGAAGACATTATTAACCCGGTGACAAGCCCTTCAGCAAGCTGTGCAAGACACATATATTTCACCTCATTAAACTATGCGTTATCATAGCACTATACAAAGTCGCGAATGGATCATATTCACCCTTTAAGTTGTCATATCGCTTTTCTGTATTCCCATAGGCAGTATTAAAATCCCGGAACGGATCATATTTTTCTTGCTTTTGCGTTGACATCTCAGCAATAAATTTTTCTTCTATCGTTTCAATCCTCGTTTTAACTGGATAGGCAAAGGTCAAACAGAATGCGTCCCCTCTATCTGGGGAACGCCCCATGCGTTTTCGTATATCATCTTTAGACTCAAGCTGCAGCCGGTTTTGTGCGTCAAATTTATATGTCGGCGTCACTAAATCAGTCTTGAGGTCACTATCGTTCGGCAATGCTCCGCCGGTTTCAAGCCATTGCCTAGCTTTGTCCCACATTTCAGCACGCTTGTTGGCATAATGGTTGCTGTCTGTTGCCGCACCGCCGAAGTTTACTTCTATGACGTCATATCCTAGCTGCCGCAGCCGGTCGATTACGCCTTCTCCACGGCCTGAATCAATAAATACAGCATCTGGCTTAAAGTCTGTTATTTCACGGATGATTATGCCTGCAAGCTGCATATTGTCTACGTTTGTATATGCACGCGGCGGATAACATAAGGATCCCTGCCGTTTTACAATAACGCTCTGATCCCCGCCAAACCGCGATACATCAACGCCGATTACCTTTGGCATGTTAGCAATGTCTTGCGGCAGTTTAACCCGTTTTGTGGCCTCCATTACAAGGTCTATGGTTATTAACGTATTATCTTCCGAAGCAGTCCAGTCGCACAAATATTCCTGCCGGAAGGTATTCATCGACATTACAGACTTCGTTAATTCCAAATCTTCTTGCGATAATACATTGGTTTCATCAGCCCTATATAAACCGCACCACCAATCAGGGTTTCCTTTCTCCATTTCTGCTTTTGCTTTATTGTATATTTCATAGAACTGATTCATGCCCTTCGGCGTTCCACAAAACAAAACCCATCCGTGCCGGTCGGTCAATGAAGGATAAACAATTTCCGACCATACATTAGGTTTAATCTGTGCATACTCATCAAATACAACGCCATCCCAATACGGCCCGCGTATGCTGTCAGGATTATCGGCTCCATAGAGATAAATCCTTCGGCCAAGGAACTCTATCGTTAATTCTGATTCGTTTACCTTCACGCCTGGTAATTCTCTCGTATAGTACTTCAGATAATCCCAGGCAATGATCTTTGCCTGCTTTAAAAGTGGTGCAATAAATGCGTAATGCGGCTGCCAATTATTATTCATCAATGCCATTTTGATTATATGGTTTACAGCAAGCACCGATTTCCCAAGCCGACGATGAGCAACGAGAACATTAAACCTATGCTTTTCAATTTGCGGATGTATTTTATTTTGTGGATATCGTGGCGTATATAGGACTATTTTTTTTGTAATCATTCAACATCCAACCCAATTGCTATAATACCGCAGCGCTACGCAGATTAGGATTCGATAACATAGACTGCATTATTCGCCGCTGTTGATATGGCATAAATATCAACGGGAATATTCGGATCAAAATAAAAGTCCCTGAACGTATCTACCGGAATAGGAAATCCGCAATTAGCCCCTGATGTAGTCACAGTGCTTGTCCCTTCAGCATAAAAGATACTGTTTGTACCATTGTTAAAAACACGCATCCGCTTTCTGCCTTTTAGGCTTGATGCTCCAGCAGCTAACAATGTCGGCGTCGTGTTAATGGTTATTTGAGCACTTACAGATACCCCAGTAGTTTGTTCTTCCCATATCCTGAAATCGCCAAAATACATGTCATTGCCCCCTCAAGCTATTATCTCGCAAGCTATCATATCGCGAGCTATCATATCGCACGCTATCATGTCGGAATATTTTTTTAACATAATCAGGCATGAATTTGTCAATTTGATCATGCCATATCAGATATGCCTGCCGCGTAATAAACATTGGGCAGAAATACAAGGGATTTAAATACCATTGCCTTTCTGTGCTTCCATCAGGCATGTTTATATCTATTGACCGCAGCATTGACAGCTTAGTCATCTTCTTTAGCCATTCCTTGCCACGCCTATTGTTCTTAAACCCAACGCATTCAATCAGTTCTTCATCGCCAAATGGACGAAACTGCCTATTTGTTACTTTCCCTAAAACCCCAGTATTCGCCCACATATACCTTGACAGATAAAGCAGATGCCCCATATCTATGCGGTCAAGTTCTTCCGGAAATACTATGTTGGGGAATATCCGGATATTCTTCGTCCGTGCCATCATCTTATATCCATTATCTGGATCAAAGTAATCAGGCAGCAGCTTTTCTGTCTTTGCTATCAGCTCTCCGCTTTGCCCGTCAACATATTTTCTAAGCTCAACCACGCATCCCATATCGCATATCCCCTAATGCTATAATATCGCATGCTATCTAGTTTACATAAGATTGCTTTCTAGTTACTCATTATGTACATCCTTGTACATTTTTTGGCCTTTTTTTGTACATCCTTGTACATCAAGAATCCAGCATTTTCGCGGCTTCATCGGCAAAACACCTACAAAGTTGTCTATATAATATAGAGAACTCTGCAGGTGCCATCATAATGCAGATACGAAAATACCCTCAGCTATGATAACGCTAGCTATAATACCGCTAGCTATAATACCGCCATACCCGTTTTTTGCAGATAGTAGCTGAGAGGGGACAGGATGCTGCGGCACCGCGCGCTCCCGGCCTACCCCCATGGGGGGTACCCCCTGGGCCGCCGCGACA